GATGATACTTGAGATCAACAATATCCTTGCCCGGCGAACTCTCTACAAGCGTCATACCGGCACTCATAAATGTAGTCGTCCGCTTAGATGCCAAACTAAATCCATCGCCCTCGCCGTCAACATCATCGGGCCAACGGTCATAATCAGTTAATGCAACGTATTTGTAATCGGATGATGACAGCACGTTAATAGACGGCCAGCCAATTTTTAACAGATTTCCTGCGCGAAAATATTTGTCATGGACGTTGTTATCATTCTTACGCGGACTTAACCGCTTTTCGATTTCTGGCGAACATCTAAAAGTACGGTCTAATCTTTTGCGACTATGTTCACTCGCTTTCTCCTGTGTCAACTGCACCAGTAAAAAATCAGATGGATCGCAAATAATGGAGTATGTGATCCACCCATCAATCAAGCCGATTGTTTTACCGGTACGCGCTGGGCCGACAAAAATCACCGCGTCATATTCACGTGAGTTTAAGCAGTCCATCGGCTCAATAACATAGCCGACTGTATCTTTATCCCATTTAACAGAGTTTCCGCCACCGCGCGGCACTCTCATATATTCTGCCACCGCTTCCGATACTTTCATTCGGCGCGGCGCTTTAATTAATCCTGCTACATCTCGGCGGATGTCTTTTGCTGATGCAAACATTTTTAATCACTCTCCGCCGATTTATCATCAAAATTTTGGACGTGTACTGATAACTGATCGCGCAAGTCGTCTATCTCTTGCTGCAATCTAATTACCGCACTTGTCGGCAATCCACAGTCACGCTCTAAAATATCAGGCAATGTCTCCAAAGTCTGGACGACTGCTTTAGCCATCGCGCTCATTTCTTGAGAGACTTCATACGACGGGATTAGCTCGCCTGTGTCGCGCTCATATTTCAGCCTTTCGTTCTCCGCTTGCCAAAAAGCCTTTCGATCTTGCGGACCTAAACTATCGACATCCGCCGACATCTTTTCCACCAGCGCCAATCTGATTAAATCCGACAGTGAGTAGAGCTTTAATTTAGCATTACTACCCACAGTCGGAGTTAACCCAGCAAGCCGTTGAGATACCGTCTGGCGGTGCATTCCGGAGATTTCGGCAATCTGATTAATGTTTAATTTAATATCAAACAAATTATCCATTTTTACCAAAACTCCAAAAAAAGAAAGAACAAAAAACAACCGAAATTAGCACATGATGATGATGCCTGAAAATTCAAAAAACTGCCGAAAACCGCGCGCCCGAAACCCCGTGGAAAGGGGTATCCCCTCAGGAGTACCTTTTAATTTTTAAAATCAATCAGTTAAAATAAAAAAGACCGCACTTTATTTGGCGGTCCTTATTTTTCATTAAGATTATTCGCTACGCAAAGACTATCTCTTTAACTCCTTGCTTAATATCATCAACAAGGAGCGTTCTATTTTCTGCATTAATTTGAATGTCTTTATCCATACGTAAATAAACAGCGATTTGAGAGAGCAGATCATTTAACTGGCTAGATAGCACTCTATGCTCAAACTCTGGCAACTCACAATTATTTGGCTCTACCCATTCATAAATACTTTTAATCTTGATGAACAGGTCGATCAAGTCGGAGTCACGAACATTATCACTATTAATTTTACTTATATCCAACAACACAGGCTTAATAAAGTCTACAAAGTTTCTATTCGCAGCCTTACTTAAAAAATAGAGTCGCAACTTTAATCCAGGTATTTTATATACTTTCTCGTAGTGTGGTTTATTATCTTACATTGTTATTCCCGTTAATCTTTTTTAACTTATGAAATATTACTACCACAAAAGAATAAATCAACCTTAGATTATTTACCGTTCTTTGTGCTTTCAATCCACTTGTTGATGTTTGTTATTTGACTGGCGCACATATCTCGCTCAGCTATCACAGTGATTAGATGCTCTACCGCTTCACCGTATGTGTTACCCACAAATGGAGTTTTTACACAAGGCACTAAGAAAGCCTGTGGCGGATAAATGTATTCCGTCTTTGTAGTAACCTTGTTAGTGCAACCGCTCAATAGCGTCATTGTTAATACGAGTGCTATAGCAAGGTTGTGTCTTAATAATCTTTCTAACCACTTGGATTTTGTCTTGGCTTGCTTGTTTGATTTCATCGTGGATTACTCTCTGTTGTTCTACCGCTTGGCGTTCTATCTCAATCGTCTCTTTTAGAGATTGATTGACTTGCTCTTGGCTTTTAATGGTTTGGGCTTGCACTTGGTTTTCGGCTCTTAGTTCATCTATATTCTTTGATTGGCGCCAAATCCAACCGCACAAGCCCAAAATGGTTAATGCGATGATTACGATTGAGTAGATTTTAAATCTGCTAAACATAACGCTCTTTCCTTTTCTCTACGCTTAACCAAGCCTTGCAATTTTCGTCCGTCAGCATAGACCCAGCGTAAAAGTTGATTGCATCCGTCTACATATTTACCGTTTCGCACTAATCGAAACATTGTTGAATTTTTAAGATTACCGCATCCGTTATTAAACGTAACAGATACCATAGCATCAAACACAGATTGTGGTAGTGTTCTGCCATTGGCGTATCTATCAACGCACGATTCGGCAAGTTTGATATCGTTTTTCCATCGGTATGCGATCTCTTCATTTGTGTATTTCTTGTTAGGCTCTATCTTTTGTCCAGAGTATTCTGTTGAGCCGATACCAACAGTCAATACATCAGCTGGGCATTTATATGGAGTTGCCATACAACCCTCAGCATTACCAATTATCTCAGCTCCAGCGGGGCTTAATCTTAGCTCTCCGCCAAATTGAGAATACATAATCCCAATAACCGCAATAACGGAACAGGCACCAAGCGCCTTTCTAGTTTTCCCTAACACCATCATCAAGCCCCTGTTTTAGTAGTTTCATTCTCGCTCGATGCATTTCTTCCGCTCTGCGTTCTTCGTTCTCTCTTGCTTTGCCTTCTTGGTATTTAGCGTACATATTAACGAGACCACTGATTAAACCGATAATTAAACCAAAAATAGCCAGCCATTCTTGGAATGAATACATCGCCCAGAATGCGCCAAAGCCAGACCAAAAAATACTTTGATTCCCTGCGTCTTTTAACATTCTCATACTCCACCTCGCTGTTTGTTTGCGGGGCAATAAAAAAGCTCACGCCTTAACGTGAGCTTGGTGTTTGGATAATAAAAAACCCCGACCGTTTCCGATCAGGGCTGTAAAATTCTTCTGTGCGTTTGCTATGCGCTAAAACCGCAATTTACCGAATATAGTACACTTTCACTTGCAAGTAATCAAGTGTTTTTATAATTTTTATGCAAAATCCATTCTTCGCACAATTTTTCAAAAGTGCGGTCGGATTTTGTGATGTTTTAGAGGATGTCTAGCTGAAATCCTGTTGCTTTAGGGTTATAGGCTCTAAGGTATTTTAAGACTCGCCAGTTATTGCCTTGCTCGCATTCAAATTGCTCTGTAATGCGTGTTAATACGTTATGGGCATGACGGAGAGTACTGCGATATTCGTAAGCCATGTCATGAACTGGTGCAGCATAGTGCGAGCCAATTTGTTTTAATGCTGGGTGAAGCACTTGGCAAAGTTCCATGCCACGTAATAAAACAAACCATGCCCAAACGAGCTGTTGGAGGTCATGTTCTGTAAATTCACGGGTGAATAGCTCATCTTTTTTCTGTTCAGTGATAAGCTCACCTTCAAGCACAATTCTATGCACATATTCAACCGCACTTTGTAATTTGTCGGCGGGAATGTCTTCTATGCGTTCCACGTTCATGTATTGGTGAACAAGATTATAAGCATCGGAATAAATTAAGCCTTTCTTGCTGACTAACATATTCACAGCATTGCGTAAGCCTGTGCGATCATCTACCGTGGTTTTACCTTCATACTTTCCTGTTTTACGAATAGTAGGTAATACTTCCGCTGTAACCCATTTTCTAAAACGGTGTGGAATAGATCCTTTTTTAACTGCATCACGGCAGCGTAAGATCAAAGTGTACATTCCGCTTTCGCTGATGATAGAAATACTTTGAGCGCCATTTCCAGCCTGACTGTCGGTTAAACCGATAGTCGCTTTTTCGTCATCATCTAGCTTTAATAAAGCATCGCTTACGTTAGATATTTTTAACGTGTCACACACGTCCTTAGCAACAAACCAAGGTTCATTGTTAATGACTAAAGTGCGGATAGAATTTGATTCAAAGTTGAATGTAGAGAGTTGGGTTTGGTTAGACATAGACTGTCTCCTTTTGGTGTTTCTTCGATATTGAGATTTACCCATAGAGGGAGCCGAGCGGTTCGAAGGCTGCCAAAAGTCAGCTGGACGTATTCCCCTTGCGGGTATTGTATTAGTCACCCGCTCGGCATAGATGAAATTGGATTTATGCGTGTTAAGTCTTAATGGCAATAAAACTAAACGAGATCACAAATTTTACGCATAAAAAAACCGCTATGCTATCGGGCGCGGACTTCCGCTTTTGGTTTCAGGCTTCGACACCTTGATAAAAATAATAATGAAAAAAGCCTGCTTTGTAAACAGGCTTTTGAAAAGAAATTATTTTTTATGGTTGCCAACAATAAATGACGCAACTAATGAAGCCAATCCCGCCCCCATTAATAATGCCGCACTGGTAGTATCACCTAAATATGCAATATATGCTGACAAGGCAGTAAAAAGAACCACAGTACACACACCGGCTTTTTGTCCGAAATGTTGGTTATGCTGATCTTCTTTTTTTAATGAATACTCATATTCTAAACGTTTATCAGATAACTCTTGGGATCTTTCCGCCATCGCCATAATTCGGTTCGCACCATTATCTATAACTTGATTATAAAGCGCAATATCCTCAGGAGCGGGCAATGGGCCTGAATGAATCTTCTGTTGTTGAATGATGAGTTCTCTTGCCTCAGGAATTTCCAAAATTCCTTCCAAAATTGTAGGATCGCGCTTTACTGCCTCAACAATATCGCTCTCTTTAACTTTGAGTGATTTCTTGTTTGAAGACATTATACGTTCTCTCTTTTTTCAATCGCATTACGCAAATATTGTCCAGTTTCTTTCCACGCATTATCAAAATATTGATACTCGTTTGAATCGGTATCAATAGTTGAAGACGCAGAAACAACCGGGGCAATATTCAATACGGAACCAAACCCCAACAAGAAATTGCTAATGCAACGGGTATGTTTAGGCTTTTTCATATCAGTTTCCTCTAAAAGTAAAATCTATAACAACACAAAAAGCCCACTAACTAAAAGTTGAGTGAGCAGCTAAATCTGTGCGCTGTTAAAGAACGGTAATTTGATTAATTCAAACTGCATCGAATAATAGATGAAAAGATTTCTTTTGGCAATGGTGAAAAATATTAATGTGACAAAATGCGGTCAAAATCGACCGCACTTTCCGGCTGACATTAACGCCGGTATAGGTGAACTCGCTGTGCTTCATCCGATGTAATGATACTTAATTTTCAACATAGAAAAGGCTCCTTGTAAAAAACCGATACCACGATTACGCAGGCGATACATTTTAGCCGGGGAAATTGCCAACGCGCGTGTAATATCCTTTTCGCCCAACTGCTGCACATATAGCGCCATCGTAACCTGATATGCCGCTAAATCTACCCGATGCAATGCCATTATTGCGCCCTCAATTTTTAAACATTCATCATCGCTCAAATGTTTTAACCATGCCTTACGCGGGGCTGACGGTAAAACAGGAATGCTTGGTGTTACGCTTGGATATTCTGTTCCAATTCTATCACGACCCCAGCAATTACCCCATTTTTCTAAAATTCGCTCAACGCTATAAGTCATTTACCACCTCACTAATCGATACAAAAACCTTTCCACCCTTGACTACACATTTGCGTACAATTCGCAAATCATCAATAACACTATCGTCCACCAACACGCCAGCTTTCACTAACGCATCTAACAATGATTTGAAAAGATTATCCAAATCACGCATTTTTCTATCCGGCATAAATGCTTCCACCATTACTGCAGCACGAATACCAGCTGGAAATCTTGCTGAGCGTCTTGTCATCCAGGCGACCTGTGCTGCATAAGCGCGTCCTTTCGCGCTAATTAATGTTTTCCCATTTACTCTGCGCCAATAGGTATTAACAGAAGGTGGAAATGGTAGTTCAAGTGTTATCGTCATCTTGGAAATCTCACTTTAAAAAAGACCGCACTTTTGATTGTTAAACTATTAATCAATCACTAATGCACCAATCTTGATGGAGTATAAAAAGAACTTATGCCAAAGCTCTATTTGTGAACCATACTTTTCTTCAAATGCTTTTACGTTTTGATGTAATTCATTGTGATGAATTCGGCAAAGCGGAATACAATCCAAATCATCTGCTTTACTTCCCATCACACCATTACCATGACCAATTAAATGATGTGGATCATCTGCTTGTTTACCACAGCACACACAAGGCTGAGTTTTTACCCAACGTAACCATTTTTCAGAACGGATATATTGTGGCTTTGGTCTTGCCATATATTGAAGTTGAGGATCATCATCTGCTTTTAAATTTAAAATGGCTTTATCTAAACGGTCCATGTGATAAATAAGAGGATCTTCAAAGCGAGTAGAACTTTCTTTATTGTCTCGTTCGTAATTTTTAACACTAAAGACCTTTCTTAATAACGCATCACTTAATAAACGTTGAAGTCCATTCTTAAAACAATACAGCACTAAATCTGATTCTGTTAAAGGACGAGCATGTTTTAAATCCACTTGGATTTTTGCAATGATTGCTTGCTCTATATTTTGTTCCACCACCAACTTTGCTTTTTCTGCATCGTAGTTTCCCTTGCGCATTTCTGTATCGTGGTGCCAACAAGTTCTAATAAAACTGTCTAAGTGCGGAGTAATTGTTAATTCTTTATGACAGTATTCACCATCACTCAACTGACAATGCTTAATACTGCCCACAAAATTCATCAACGCTTTTTTTGTAAGTAATTTTGACCGCACTTCCTTATTTTTTAAGAAATCCACCACCAACGGTGGAAATTCTTCACTAATAGCCCCTTGCCAATTAACTACACCAGATTCCTTATGTTGTAATTCAGTAGGCTCTGGCATTAACACCATTCTCTTCGTCATTACCTGTGCAGCATTGCGCGGAATTCTAAACATCATTAAACCAAGGTCTGATTGTTTATATGGTGTCAACAACAATACTTGCATTAATGCCCCCGCAACGATCCTTTAATGCTTGCAATAATCTCTGCTTGGCGTGTTTTGGAAACTGGCATTGATGTAGCTTGCGATGGTAATTGTTTTGTTGGCTCCGGTAACACTTCACCATTTTTTAAACGGTCTGCCATATTGCGTAAGGCCTGTTTAATTTCTTTGCGTAACTGCTCTACCGACCAAGTGTATCTGCGACAACGGCAATACAAATCAGTGATCAACCAATATTCCACGGTAGAATTGAATTTAAATTTATCTACATCAGCCATGCCATAACGTTGAAAACTGGCTAAACGCTGTGCTAATTCTTCTTCTGATGGTAAATCCATCGGGATTTTGCACCATTCGATGAAATCAAACAGGTTCGGGAAATAATCATTTCTTGCTGCTCGAACTCTTGCTAATCCACGCTCTAACATATCCACAGATAAAACATCATGATTCACTAGCTCCTCAATCCAAATAAACTTCGCTTCTTCCAATGCTTCGTCTGTTGGGTAGTTATAGCGCCAACGGTTGCAGTAAGCACACAAGCGATTAAATAACTGATTCACTAATTCTGAAACATGAGTATTTAAATCAACCCCTGAAACACAATTTTCTTGTCTGATTGCCACGTTCATTTCAACATCCCCATTTTGCGTAGTTTTTCCGCTACTTGCGGATTACGAATTTGAATTTGTCTGCCCTTTGCCCAATCGGTGCTTTTGCTTGCTGGGTTTGGTGCACTGCCTTTCGGTTTTAACATCGTGCCATCAGCCATCACCCAAGCACCGTCTCGCATTTCTGGTCTGCCCTTGTTATCCCAACGTTCTGAGCCGACAACATACTCACCGAAGTTTGTTGGACGGAAAATCGTACTTGGTCGGAGATACTCAACCATTTTCGGATCACGGCCCCATTTTGACACGAGATAATCCACCACACGTTTACACACACCCAAATCGAATTCAGCCAATCGAGCACCAATCGCTTGTTTTGTTTTGTCAGTGAGCTTGTATCCTGTCGGTTTACGTTCGCCTTGCTCTTCAGCAAGATTTGCCAATGCCATGTTCAAATAATCCAACACAACTTGCTCAGCTGGGGGGACTATAGGGGGGTTATTTATATTTGTTTTATTATTTGTTTTTGTAGGGTGGCGTTTTTCGCCAGGGGTGGCGGTGGCGTTTTCCGCCACTGGTGGCGTTTTTTGTAACTGGTGGCGTTTTTCGCCACTGGTGGCACTTTTCGCCACTGGTTTATTTTCAACGTTAGGAAGGTCTTTCACTAAATAGAATTCAGTCGTTCTTCCAGCGGTTTTAACAGTACGAATCAAACCAACTTCTTCAAGCTCTTTAAGGATTTCATAGATAGTTTTGTCTCTGTTAATGCCAGTGAATTGTTTAAATTGATCAATAGAAATAAAATCACTCTCTTTCTGCCAACCAGTCGTTTTACGAGCCACCAACAAATAGGCTTTTACAGCGTTACCAGAAAGGGCAAACATCACTTCATCTACAAAAGCATTAGGGATCTGAAAAGAATTAGGAATAAATTTGCTCATAGCATTAACTCCGATGCGTAACGTTGTGCGATCCATTGAATACCTTTCGATGTCACGCGAGTTTGTGTAAAGTTGTGACCGTGCTCTGCTGTACCAGTTTTTACAGTAAATAAACCACGGCTTTGTTTGTCTGAATATGGAATAAGATTGCCTGATTGACGATATAACGCTTTATCACGCTCTAGTGCAGCAATCATCGCTTTCTCTGGCATATTTAAGATTTTTGCCGTTTCGCGTAATGATTTTGTTGTGCCAATATCAACGTAAAGATCCACAAAGTCCGCTTTAGGTTTCATCGCTTTGTTCTCTAACGCTAAAGCTTGTTTCTCTTTCTCTGATGCCACCAACTGCTCTAAGGCTTGAAGATAATTCTGCGGTAAAAGTGCGGTCGGATTTTGTTGGTTTTCTAACTCTTGCCAACGGTCAATAACTGCCGCTGTAAATTCCGGTGAAAACTGAGCAACTAAAATATAAGTGTCGCGCTTATTCAAAAAATACTCATAGTAGATTTGACCATTCTGTGGGTGGGTGTACGGTTTCGGCTGATACCCCCCAATAACACCTTTTGAAATAAGTGTTTCAATGCTTTTACACACGTCACTATGTCTAGAATTAACAAGTTTTGTTATTTCTCGACTGCTCATTGTTAATGCACTTGCATTTTTATCATTAATCGGTAATAATTCATTCATCTTGTGAACTCCTTGTGAGTGTAATTAACCACGGTGGCAGCCGTGGTTTTTTATTGCCGTTTATTAAGTGAAATCACACACTCAATAGAATGTTGTGTTGCAGATAAATGTTTATTTAATAACTTGCGGATCAAATCTTCTTCACTACTGGTAATCTCACCATCAGCAAGCGCGCTTTCTAATGCTTCAAATAACAATCCACGAGCTGATAACTCATGTAATTGAATATTTGCCATTTCTACTGCATCTAAATCATCTGCACAGGTATCTGGTACAAAACGTCCACCAGCGGAACGGCATAATTCTTCAATAAATTGTGTGCAACCATATTCAAGCTGAATAGCGATTAACTCTTCATTTTTGAACCGTTGGCCCTTTGTTTGATAAAGACGATTATTTAATTCACTTTCAGTAAATCCTAAGAATCCAGCTACCGCACTTTTACCACCGGGTATCTGTTCAATCATCTCTATAATGGTTTGTTTCATTGCCATAATTTTTGCCTTATTTTTATGGTTTTCTTTTTGATTTTTACTGATAAATTAATCCCACAAATCGGGGCGTAATTCGGATTTTTTAACTTTGCCATTAGTAAGTTCTTCAATCTTTGCACAGCGTTCAGCTGGTACTTTTTCACGCCATTTTGATACTGCCCAAGGTGTGATATTGAAGTGCCGAGCCATGGCAGAAATACCGCCTACGATTTCATAAGCTTTTTCGATTGGTAGCATCTTAACCTCTTTTCTATTTTAAGTAGCATAATTCTACTACTAAAAATAGAATTGAATCAACTATTTTATTTACGTATTCTCTACCTTTAGTAGAAATAAGGGGGTTATATGTCAGATTTAGCAAGCCGAATTAATGAATTAATGGCTCAGCAAAATAAAAGAATAGGAGATCTTCAAAAGGCTCTAGGCGTAACCTATGAAATGGCCAGACGTTATACGCTTGGCACAGCCACACCAAGAGATGACAAAATTGAATCTATGGCTGAATACTTTGGAGTTAGTCCTGCTTATTTGAAATATGGCTCTACTGACTCAACTGAAACAAAAGTCACATCAAACATAAAAGAGCTTGGAGCTTTTGATTTGTGGGATAGAAACACCCCATTAAATAGTGATGAAGTGGCAGTGCCTTTTTATCAAGATGTTCGCCTTGCTGCGGGTAATGGGTTTGCTGATGACATTGCAGACTATAACAATTTTAAATTACGTTTTTCTAAAGCCACATTAAGAAAACAAGGTGTTCAGTTTGAAAATGCTGTGTGTGTAATTGCTGACGGTAACTCTATGGAACCTGTTATTCCGGATGGAACAACGGTGGGGATTGATTTGGGCAATAAAACCATTAGAGACGGCAAGATATACGCTATCAATCACGGCGGCTTGTTGCGCATAAAACTACTCTACAACATGCCAAACGAACAAGTGAAAATCCGCAGTTATAACAGCGAAGAACACCCAGACGAAACAGCTGATCTAAAAGATATATCGGTACTTGGGAAAGTTTTTTGGTATTCAGTATTACTATAGAAACTAACACTGGATATTGTTGATCTTTAATAAAACAACTAACCTAAGGAAAAAATATGACAGATAAAGCTAAGAGTTTGCCGGATAATAAAAAACAACCTAAGCAACGAAAGGTAGTTAGAACTGAGTTTATTACTTTATCATATGATTCGGATAGTCGAGATTTAGAAAATCACCGCATGAATGCGAGAGAGCTTGGAAAGGCTATAATAGCAATGCATGATCTGATTGAAAAATCAGATAAGTTATTAAATCCGGGTAGACGCAAGAGCCTTGGCGTTTTTGTAGAAACACCAGCACAAGAAGGTTCCCTTGAGGTTGTTTTTGGAATTGATATTTATAATATGACCACACAGGTTATAGATGTATTACCATACATTGGATTGGGTTACGCCAGCGTAAAATCAAGAAAAAGTGTGTCTAACTTAGGAAAGACCATATTTGATGCGATTAATGACACCAAAGGAGAAACTGTAATTGGTATTCATACCAATGATAACAGTGATGTTGCAACTTTAAGTGTTGATGGAAAAGAAATCAAATCAGATAAAAACATAGCTAAGTTATTAGCCAATAAAGATATTCGTGAGAATATAAAAACACTGGTGTCCTCACCTCTTGAAGGGAACATAAAACCGGCATTTAAAATATTGGCTGGAAATTCCATCAAAACACCTGACTCATCTGAATACTCCAGAGAGATATTAGTTAAGTTGGAACCGGAAGAAATAAGAACGATTCAAAAGATGAAAATCAACGATCCAAAAGAAAGGGTTGAGATATTAGAAACAACAATCGCACTACTTACAGTAAGCTTTAAAGGCAGTAAAGGGTGGGAAATGACTTACGGCAATCACTCTTACCCGGTTGAAATTACTGACGAGGATTTTATTAAAAAAATAAATGAGAACATTGCCAGTTTCAAGAAAGGCGATTTGTTCACTGTAACAATGAACAAAACAATAAAAATGCTAGGTTATGAAACAAAAGAATACTATACTATAACCAAAGTTAAACATCATTTAGCCCCAGAAGAGCGGCGTATTATCTCTGATAATGGAAAGATTAATTAGTTTGCTTGTTGAGCATATCAACGAATTAGCTTTGTTTATAGGGGTGCTTTTATGCACCCCCGTACTTTCTCGTTTAC